AACGTGCAGGATTTTGTTTTGTGCCACCATCACCAAAGTGGGCATCGGCTAATGGCTTTACAACAAACAAGATGAATTTACAAATGCTTGAGAGTACAGCCAAGAACAAAGGCATGAAAGATGCAGAGCGTTTCTTACGTAATGTACGTAGGCTGTCTGCAGTGGAGACTTACCTATCTTCTTTCATCGAAGGTATAGCCACACATGTAAAAGCTGACAATAGATTGCATGTCAGATTGTTACAACATCGCACGTCTACAGGTAGACTGTCTGGTGCAGACCCAAACATGCAGAACATGCCTAGAGGTGGTACGTTTCCTGTCAAGAAAGTGTTCGTATCACGTTGGAACGACAATGACTTTGGCATGAAAGGTTATGTTCTTGAAGCTGACTTTGCACAACTAGAGTTTAGAGCTGCTGCATTTTTGTCACAGGACAAGGTGGCTATGGAAGAGGTCAAGACAGGCTTTGATGTGCATGCGTATACAGCTAAGATTATATCTGATGCAGGTCAGCCTACAAGCAGACAAGAAGCAAAAGCACACACCTTTGCACCTTTGTATGGTGCGAGTGGGTTTGGTAGGACAAAAGCTGAAGCGTCATACTACGAGCATTTTACACAGAAGTATAAAGGTATTGCTGATTGGCATAAGACTTTAGCTAGAGAAGCATTAGACCATCAAAAGATTGCTACACCATCTGGTAGAGAGTTCTCATTTCCAGATGTGCAACGTAATAGAAGTGGCAGAATAAGTCACTTTACGCAGATAAAGAATTATCCTGTGCAGTCGTTTGCTACCGCAGACATTGTGCCATTGGCACTGCTACACATTGATAATCTTTTAGAGCGAATGAAGTCCTGTATAGTCAATACAGTACACGATAGTATTGTGATTGACGTGCATCCAGAAGAGAAAAATGCAGTGATTGGTGTCATAGATAAAACTAATAAAGAACTATCTTCTTTGATATCAAGTCGTTGGGGAATAACCTTCAACGTACCACTATTATTGGAAGCAAAAATAGGATATAATTGGCTTGACACTAAAGATGTTATATGATATAACTATGTCTCATTTGTTAAAGGAGAAACATATATGACAGAACTAACGACAATAGACCCGAACAACTATGGCGCAATGGCAAAGGCTATGGGCATAGCTAATGAAGCACCTGCTAAATCTAAAAGCAGTTCTTTAGCTAGGCTACGCATCAACCATTCACCAATCATGGGTACAGCAGAAGTTAAAGGAAAAAGTGTTAACGTAGAGACTGTTAGCGGTGGTACATACAAACTGGAGATTCCAGATGGTGATACCTACTTTGCTAACTCTGTTAAGATTAGACCACACATGCAAAGGTTTATGTATAAGCGATTTGTAATGGGTGGAGCTAATGCACCTAACAGATATATTAAAACTGTTATGTCTGATAATCTAAATGTAGATTTGAAAGATAATGATGGTGGCTTTAACTGTGGTAAACCTGCAGGGTTTATACAGGATTTTAAAGCATTGCCAGAGAAGAAGCAGGAATTAATCAAGCAGATTAAAAGAGTGCGAGTTCTTTTTGGCACAGTCGAATTAGTAAACCCAGTTAACTCAACTGGTGCGGAAGTGACTGTTGACCCCATGCCTTTCATATGGGAGATAGATAACAGAGATGCCTTCAAAATTGTGGGTGAGCCTTTCGCTAATCTAGCAAAGCTACAGAGACTGCCAATACATCACATGATTACGGCTACAACAGATGAGAAAAAGTTACCGAATGGTAATAGCTTCTTTATTCCTGTTGTGTCTCTTGATGTATCTAACTCTCTTGAAGTTACTGCGGATGACCAAAGCATGTTCGGTGATTTCCTAGCGTGGTTGGATAATTATAATCAATACATTCTAAATCTATGGTCGGAGAAGGCTAACTCCAGAATGGAAGACGATGATGTTGATATGGTGGATACGTTGGTAGACATCGAAGTTGAAGACGTGGGTTGCTAATGAACCATCCTGCTGAACTAGCGTTGCATCAATACCTTGAAGATGCTGTTAATGGTAAGACATCTATGTCTGACACAACCATCCAACAGGTAGCTACCAATGTGGCAGAAGCTATGCATCGCCAGTTCGGTGGGGAGAAAAAGCGTAAAGACTTTCGTTTACGCATGTCGAATGTGGGGAGACCAACTTGTCAGCTATGGTATGACAAGAACAAACCTGAGAAAGCTCTACCATTTCCCACCACGTTTATTATGAATATGATGATTGGGGATATAGTTGAAGCTGTGTTCAAAGGTCTGATGACTGAAGCAGGTATACAGTACGAAGATTCTAAAGAAGTTTCTTTGAATGTAGGTAAGTCTAAAGTATCTGGCACGTATGATATCGTTGTCAACGATGCGGTAGATGATATCAAATCTGCTTCAGATTGGTCTTACAAAAATAAGTTTGAATCCTATGATACTCTTGCAGAGTCAGATGGGTTTGGATACATTGGACAGTTAGCAGGTTATGCCAAAGCATCTGGTAAAAGAGCAGGTGGTTGGTGGGTTGTTAACAAAGCCAATGGGCATTTTAAGTATGTACCTGCAAGCGGTTTAGATATGACTAAAGAAGTAAAGAAGATATCTAATACTGTGAATGTTGTAAAGGCTAATAAGTTTAAGCGTTGCTTTGAAGCTGAAGATGAAACATTTAGGGGTAAGCCTACAGGTAACAAGATACTGAACACGAACTGCAAGTTCTGTTCGTACAGATTTGATTGTTGGTCTAACCTTGTGGAAAGACCTGCAGTCAAGTCACAAGCCAAGCAACCTAGAATGGTTGCATATGTTCACTTAAAAGAGGAGTACGTAAATGAGTGATGTGGAAATGGAAGCTCTAGAAACAGAGATAAAAGAAACGCAAGAGCGTTTAAGTTCTTTGCGTAAAGAGTATAAAGAGAAAAAGTATGCATCCTTAAAAATGGCTATGGAAGCTAAAAGGGAAGCAGACAGGGCTTTAGCTGAAGAGTATAAAGCTCTTGGTATTTCTTCTTTATCTTACAACAGAGGATTCTTTCTCTAATTGGTGAATAGATTCTCTCAGTTTGCGACAGCACGAAAGTATGGGTATCGTAGCGGTCTGGAAATAAAAATCTCTGACTTGTTGAAAGAGCAACGTGTTAAGTTTAAGTACGAGCCTTTCAAAATAGAGTGGGAAGATTTAGCCTACCGTACATACACACCCGATTTCGTGCTGTTCAATGGTGTAATAATAGAAACTAAAGGACAGTTCACAGCATCGGATAGAAGAAAGCATCTTGCTATAAAGAAGCAACATCCTAAATTAGATATACGTTTTGTGTTTGAGAACAGCAGACGTAAACTTAGGAAAGGTGCAAAGTCTACATACGGTGAATGGTGTGAGAGATACGACTTTATTTACTATGACAGGATTATTCCAGAAGCGTGGATAAAAGAAAAAGGCAAAGACAAATACCCAAGTTTTATAAAGTTTAATGGATACAAAAGGAAAGCATATGGACATAGTAGATAAGCTAGATAAGAATGATTTTATAATTAGAGTTCGTCCCAATAAAAATAAAAGTAACGGTGCATGGTCAGGTAGTGCAGACATAGTAGTTATCACATCAGAAGACAATGACCTGCCAGACAGTGAGTGGAGTGAACTCATGCAGTTTAGTAGAATGATGTGTGCTTCTGTACCTATTATAGAAGAAGTAGAAACTTTTAGAAACTTACTACACGATTATCTTAATCGTTCCCATGATGGGCAACAAGATTTATTTATTGACAAACCTAAAGATAGTAATATAATACACTTGAAATTTTTGAATGGGGCGAAGCGTAATGAAGAAAAAGATTGATATGGTAAACAGTCCACCACATTACCTAAAAGGTGGATTAGAATGTATAGATGTGATACGAGCTGCTTTAACTGACGAAGAGTTTAGAGGTTATTGCAAAGGTAATAACATAAAATATGTGTATAGAGAAAGAGATAAAGGTAAAGATGAAGACCTTAAAAAAGCTAGAGTATATCTAAAATATATTGAGGATAAGTAAATGTTAGTTAAGATGCTTATAGCTATAGATATAGACCCAGAGGAGTACCCCATTCCTGCCGATGGTAAAGTATCAGAGGAAATTGAGGATGGCATTCGTGAATATTTTTATGATGTTCAGGGTGCTGAAATTAAAAATATAAAAACATTGAGAGATTGACATGAATAATTTATTACCTACCGACTACCAAAACTTCATTGCGTTATCACGTTACGCAAGATGGAAAGAAGACGAACAAAGACGTGAGACATGGAGTGAGACTGTAGAAAGATACATAGACTATATGTCTAATCATCTTAAAAAGAAACACAATCATACTATCCCACAGGCTACAAAGCATGACTTAGAAGATGCAATGATGGGATTGAGTGTAATGCCTAGCATGAGAGCTTTGATGACTGCAGGTTCTGCATTAGATAGATGCCACGTAGCAGGGTATAATTGTTCTTACATACCTGTCGATAGCCCACGAGCATTTGATGAAACCATGTATGTGTTAATGTGTGGCACAGGTGTAGGCTTCTCTGTAGAAAGAGAGAATGTAGATAAACTACCAATTGTAAACGAACACTTTGAGAAGAGTAACACAGTTATAAAAGTTGCTGATAGCAGACCGGGTTGGGCAAGAGCATTACGTGAGCTTATTGCTATGCTATATGCAGGGCAGATACCACAATGGGATGTGTCAGAAGTCAGACCTGCAGGTGCTAGATTAAAAACATTTGGTGGTCGTGCCAGTGGTCCTGCACCTTTGGAAGAACTGTTTGAGTTCTGCATTGAGAAGTTTACGCAAGCTAAGAACCGTAGACTGTATCCACTAGAATGCCATGACATTATGTGTAAGATTGGTGAAGTCGTTGTAGTAGGCGGTGTGCGTAGGTCAGCGTTAATATCTCTGTCTAATCTAGGAGATACACAGATGCGACACGCTAAGTCTGGACAGTGGTGGGAGAATGAAGGGCAACGTGCATTAGCTAATAATAGTGTAGCCTATAGATTCAAGCCCGATATGGACACATTTATGCGTGAGTGGCTTGCTCTTTATGAAAGCAAGTCTGGTGAGAGAGGTATCTTTAATAGACAGTCAGCTATCAAGCAAGCATCTAAGAATGGCAGACGAGATGTAGAACAAGAGTTTGGTTGTAATCCATGCAGTGAAATAATATTACGTCCCTATCAGTTCTGTAACCTTACGGAAGTTGTAGTGCGTGAGTCTGACACAGAAGAAACTCTGATACAGAAAGTAAAACTAGCAACCATACTAGGTACATATCAATCTACTCTTACCGACTTTAAATATCTACGTAAGATATGGAAAGATAATACAGAAGAAGAAAGACTGCTAGGTGTGTCACTTACTGGTATCATGGACAATGCGTTGCTAAGTGGTAAGAGTCCAAGAATAGGTAACAATATAGAAGGGTTGCTAACAAAGCTACGTGAGACTGCTGTTGAAACAAACAGAAAAGTATCTGCTAAGTTAGGTATACCACAGTCCACTGCTGTTACCACAGTCAAGCCTAGTGGTACAGTTAGTCAATTAGTTGACAGTGCGAGTGGCATACATGCTCGACACAATTCACACTATATACGTACAGTTCGTGGTGATAACAAAGACCCACTTACACAGTTTATGGTGGCACAAGGTATACCATCTGAGCCTGATGTGATGAAGCCACAAAGCACTACAGTGTTTAGTTTTCCTATGCAAGCACCATCCACTGCTGTGTTTAGACAAGACATGACAGCTATCGAACAGTTGAATATATGGTTGAAATACCAGACATACTGGTGTGAACACAAGCCATCTGTAACTATATCTGTAAAAGAACACGAGTGGTTAGAGGTAGGTGCTTGGGTGTACGAACACTTTGATGAAGTATCAGGCATAAGCTTTCTACCATTCAGTGAACATACCTACAAACAAGCACCCTATCAAGACTGCACTGAAGTAGAGTACAAAGATATGCTAAGTAGAATGCCAAAGGGTATTGATTGGACAGCACTGTCTGAGTTTGAAAAAGAAGATACGACATCAGGCAGTCGTGAGTTAGCATGCACTGCAGGTGTGTGTGAAATAGTTGACATTAGCGCATAAAGGATATAAAATGAAAGAGTTACTTTTAAATGCACAGATAACTTATCTTAAAGGACAGATAAATAAACACTTAGCAAACATAACAGTGTTACTAGAGAGTCCAACAGGTATAGGTCAGCATCAAGATATTCAAGAGTCTATTGAAAAAGAGTTAGGTAGTATAGCAGAGTATGATGGTAAATTAAATATAATCGCTAGATACCTAGCACCACAACAACCTCAAAATGAAGGGACATCGAATGACAAAAACAGCACCGTCACCAAAGAATAGAAAGAAGTTTGACATAGACCTGCAGTATGGCAAGGTTAGAGAAAAGCTTGTGGCTGATATGTTGCAAGATAAAAAGATTGAAGTCAAGAGTGAGCGAGATGTGTGGCAGAGAACTGGTAACATTGCTATAGAATACGAGTGCTATGGTAAGCCTAGCGGTATCAATGCCACTGAATCAGACTATTGGTTTCACAATCTCTGCATTGGTGATGAAGTCTTTGCCACTCTGGTGTTTGACACAAGAAGTCTTAGACGTATTATAGAGAACTTAGATTACAAGAAGTCTGTGTCTGGTGGAGACCACAATGCATCACGTATGTATCTACTAAACTTACAGAAACTATTTTCGTCTGATGTTATAAAAGCATTCAAGGAGAAGAAGGATGCAGCATAGGAAGTTCAAGAGGTATGATGCCCCACTTAAAATACAATTTAGGTGGGGATATGAAGCGTTCAAGAAGGGCGGTAAGTATAGACAGTTAGGTAACAGGAAACTGTTTACAGAGTTTCGCCCTCGCTTCAAAGAAGATATGCAACTCAAAGAGTGGCAACGTGGGTTTAACACCGCGTATTTTGAGAACCTGTCGAGGATAAAAAAAGATGAACAACTTAGAAAAGGAAGCTAAACAGTTTATGAAATGGAAAAACATCAGCACAATAAGTGCTACAGAATATCAGCAGTCTGCATGTAAGACAGCTATATTCCCAAAAGAATTAGGTGTACAATATCTTGCACTAGGTCTCACTGGTGAAGCAGGAGAAGTT